GTCTTTAAATGGCCCGGAGGAACGGCGCCTACGCTCTCCACTGGTAACGGCGACGTAGACATTATTACGTTCGTCTGCGACGGAACAAACCTCTACGGGGTGGCAAGCCTCGATTTCTCCTAATGCTGATTACGCCAGCGACATTTTTCAAACAAGTCGGCTCCGTTGTTAGCACGACGGACCTCGTTTCTTTTTGGAAGCTGGATGAGGCGAGCGGCACACGTTACGACGCGTTTGGTTCCAACGATCTGACGGATAACAACACGGTGGGGCAGGGAACAGGGAATGTGTATGCGAATGCAGCGGATTTTGTTGCAGCTAATGCGGAATATCTCAATTCGGCGTCTTCCAATTTTGACTTCGTCGATGAAATGACCGTTTGCGCATGGATCAAAATTGACGCCTATTCATCGACCGGTAATTGGATTATAAACAAACGCGGCAACACGACGGATGGTTGGCATCTTACATGCATCAATTCGGACGGCAAGGTTTACTTTGCAGTGCAACCTGATTCTGGTGCGGAATTTATTACAAGCTCATCTACACTTTCTACCGGATCGTGGTATTTTATACATGGACAAATCACGGGCACTACGTTCAAACTCGGTGTCGGCGGAACTTGGGAAAACACATCGACTTATTCAGGAACCCTTTCATCATCGTCTAACGACTTACGCGTTGGGACTGCCAGTTGGATTGAAGATCTTTCGTTGAGACACGACGGCTTGATAGAAGCTGTTGGAATCTGGAATCGAGCCCTCTCCGACGCCGAAATCACAGCCCTAGCCAACAAAAACGACCCGTTCTACGATCAATTCTAGCACTATGACAAAAGAAGAAGCACGGGCGGCAGCCATTACAGCAATCAACGCATACGCAGACGCGATCTTTGCCGCGCAGTCTGCGCGATTGACGGCGAAAGGGACTTACCTGCAACGGAAGCCAACGCACACGACGCCGCCAACAAACGGGAACAGCAGCGCGCCCGACTCGATTGCGGACACACCAACCGACGAGAACGAAACCGGGGAAGAATACTTTTCTTTTCCCGCGCAAATGCACACCAGCGCGAGCGTGAACGTTTCCGTTGGACCTGACGGGCAATCCTTCGTATGCGTTTTTGAATTCGACTGGACCGCGGACGGGATGCGACAGCGTTACAGCGTCACCGGCCCTGATCGCGTTGATTCTGGTTGGACTGAATACGACCCCAACGCCTCGCCATTGCCATGAAAAACTACATCAAAGAACACATCCGAAATGCAGCATTGATCTGCCTGATTTATGTCGCAACCCTGTTCCTCCTCGGCTGCATCGTTGGGTGCAGTTCCAGGCTGCACACATCGCATCACTACGACGCAGACGGGAACCTTGTTCATCGCGACCGCACGCGCTCCTACCAACTCTTTGGCAAGAGTGAGAACGCAGGGCTTCAGGGAACCTACGACTACGGCTCAGTTGTGAACGGCAAGACCAATCTGTTTCACTCTGTGAAGTTTGGTGTCGAGAGTGAAAAGAAGGGTGTGGACGCAGACGGCCTCAAGGCTGGAGGCGGAGCACTCGGAGAAGCGATCAGTGAGGCGGCAGGAGCCGTCGTGAAGCCATAGCCAATTTAACGCCAGTCGCTGCCAGGGTAGAAAATCCCCTTGATCCCGGCCTGAGAGAAACAGCGCAGAGCACAAATCGCTTTTTGGGGGGGGTGGCGCGGAACGGCAATACGTCAGCCGTCTGACATGAAATATGGAAGACAATACAACCATTGGGGCAGTGCTGAGTGCGCTCGTTGTCATAGGTGGCATCGTTTTTGGGGCTGTTGCGCGGGTGCGCAGCTTTGAGCAGTCGATAATTGCCGAGGTTGACAAGCGTATTGACGAGGCGTTTAAGAGCATGGAAGACAAGCTTAACACCAAGGCAGATGCCGTTTCAGCCGTGAGGGTTGAGCAGACAGTGAACAGTCTCAACGCTGCCATTACCGACTTCATGCGGCGGCAGGACGAGCACATCAAAGTGCTCTACGACCAAGACCATGCCCAGGACGCGCAGATTAACAACCTGCGCGTGGAAGTGGCATCCAAGTGCAATGGCTGACGCATACACAAAGCGGGCTCCGTTCCTTGAGTGCGACCAGTCATTCAGGGACGCCTCACAGGATTTGATCGACGCCACATGCAACGGTTGCGGGGCGCGTGACGGCATCGATGTTCCAGACACCATCTGGGGATTGTCTATCACCAGGGCTTGCAACGTGCATGACTGGGACTATCAGCGCGGTATATCAGCGCAGATGAAGGACATCGCGGACGACAGGTTCCGCAGGAACCTTCAGAAGCTGATCGATCACGCCTACTCCAACAGCGGGTGGCTGCTGCGCTTCACAAACATCAGGCGCCTGCTTCGCTGGCTTCGGGGGTGGCGAGCGCAAACCTACTATTTGGCAGTCCACTACCATGGCGACTCTGCATTTTGGGCAGGCAAGTAGCGATTGACAAAATGTAATAATCTTGTTCCTTTACTCGACATGAGTTGCAAACGCTGGATAGCGGCCTTTGACGTTCATGGTGACATGCAGGACCGTGAAGCGGTTCGTGTCTTCCATGAGTTCACAGAAAAACACTGGAAGCCGCACATCAAGATCCTTGGCGGGGACTTATGGGACTTCAGGTGCATTCGCAATGGAGCATCCCCGGAGGAGCGGGCAGACTCTGTCACAGCAGACTATCAGGCTGGACTTGAATTCCTGACCCGATTCAAGCCTCACGTCTTCCTTCGCGGCAACCACGACGAGAGGTTGTGGGAAATGGCTGCTCGCACACAGGGAGACGCCATGATTGCCGACTACTGCATGTCGGGAGCACTGGAGGTCGAGGCCCTGATGCGCAAGATTAAATGCGACATGCGCCCCTATCACAAGAAGAAAGGGGTTTACAAGATGGGACACCTGCGCGTCCTTCACGGTTTCCGATCTGGGCAAACTGCCTGTAAACTGACCTGCATGGACTATGGGTGCTCAACGCTCCATGGACACATTCACTCCGTTGATATGTGGTCCGCTCCTGGCATTGATCGTCGGGTGGGGTGGTCATCTGGCGCGCTATGTCAGGTGGACATGCCTTACAACGCGAGGCAGCCATTAACCATGCGACAGAACAACGGCTTCGCCTACGGTGAGGTGAATGAAAAGACAGGGGAATTTTCTGTCAACCTTGCAGAGCGCATCAACGATGAATGGTGCCTCTACACGAAACCACTAAGACTAAAATGAAGACAAAGAAACCCAATTGGATAGAATTACTGGACGAATACAATCACTATGATGTATTGAAAGAGCGTCCCCCAAACAGTTTTAACATTCGCCAGCTTGCGGAGAAGTGGGGCATCAGCCCCGAGGCTGCGTCTCGCCGCGTCAGGCGAATGTTTGATGACGGAAAGCTTGAAAAGCACTTCGTCAAAGGTGTTTCTCGTCCGGTCCCGCACTACACTATAAAGTGAAACGTTCAGCACTGCACAACCTGACAGACGCCAAGCTGCGTTGTCATGTGCAGGTGGGCTCGCACGCGGTTCCGGTGTATGCCGCCAACCTTGAGGCATACAGTGTCTACGGCTTCGCCTTCGACTCTCCCGAGCCCGAGATATGGATCAACTCCAGGGCGACCAAACAGCAGCAGGCGCGGGCATTGGTTCACGAAACTGTGGAGGTTATCAACTTCGTTTACGATATGGGCCTGAGTGAGACTCACATTAGGATCATGGAGCAGAGCCTATGTCAGTCCTTCCGCATGACCAGAAAGAAACCATGAAAGCCGTCCCTGCGAGCTTTTTTAGTTTTAGTTTTCATTTTCGATAATCTGTTTGATTGCGGTTCCGATTGTGTTCCAGATTTCGGGCCATTCCTCGGGGGATATTTGAACTGTTTTGCCACTTTGCGTCACTTCTACGAATTCGCCCCCCGCTTCATCGACGATCTCTATATAAGTCGCGTGCTCAGAGTATAGTTTATTCTCATCGCCTTCAGGATAGATGGTCCATTTAGTTTGTCTTGTTTTCATTTTCATGGTTTCAAAAAAAGGAATCCCGCCGCCAGACATTGGGGCATGAGTAGTCACTTCCCGATCCAGTCCAAGTCATCGTTTCGAGTTCTCTCTTCAAAGTGAACTGTGCTCCTGTGCATCAGAAGCGGCACGTTTACGTGCTTCGGGCCGTTGCGTTGCTTTAGAACATGGCAGTTGATTTTCCATATCTCGGTGTCTTCTTCACTGAAGTCATGGTCTTTGTGCAGCATGAGGATAACGTCTGCATCGCGCTCAATCGCGGCTGACTCTCCAAGGTTCTTTTCAATCGGGTGAACCCCAGGCTTCAGGTTGTCAGTGTCGCGGTTAAGTTGGGCCAGAGCAACAATCGGAACATTGAGCCGCTTTGCTGCGGACTTCAGGGCCTTTGAAATTTGAGCCACCTCTTGGTCGCGCTTGTCCTTGGATATGTCTGGAGACAAGTATTGAAGGTAGTCCACGAAAAACGCCTTAGTCCCATGCTTGCGTTTATGCTCATTCATTTTTGAGACAAGCTGCGAAATTGTCAGGGGAGACTCATCGTCAACTTCAAGCGAACAATCTCTGATTCGCTCCATTGAGGACAAGACCTTGGCGTGCGCCCTATCGTGGTATTTCCCGTTGTCGTCTTTGAATCCGCTCCTGATAAGGTTGAATGGCACTTTCGCGTGAGATGCCAGCGCACGCCTGTAAAAGATTGTGTCAATATCCTCAAGGCTGAACACCGTGACGGGATCTGCGTTCAGCCCCATGTTCAAGGCAATATCTTTGGCGAGTGTTGACTTACCCATAGATGGCCTTGCCCCAACGACTATCAGTTCGGCGGGCCAGAGCCCGCCTCCAAGGGCGCCATCAAGATTTCGGAAGTGAGTCTTGATGGCAGGCACCTTCCCGTCGTGCGCCTCCTGGCATTCTTCGATGATCTGCTGGAGGGCGTCAACACGAGTCCTTTTTCGCCCTCGCGTGTGCTTCTCCTTTAGGCTCTCTGTGGTCGTTTCTAAGCGTGCGAACACCTGTTCCGCCGTGAGATCACCCGACAGCCCCAAAGACGCCTCAGAGAGAGCCTCAAGGCCGTGCCTGTGGGCGTACGCCTCCTTAACCACATCAATGTAATAGGGGAGGTTTATCGCCGAGGGCACCTTCTGCTCAAGCTCACCGATGTAATAAATGCCGCCGCACTCATGCTCCAGGTTCGCCTCGCGGACACGGGAGATCAGGGTGATGCTGTCAACTGGCTTGCCATCGTTCCGCATTTCAAGCATCAGCCGCCACAGGGCGGCGATGCGAATATCGGACAAGGCGTCAGATTCCAGCGCTTGCGCGACGACATCGATGTTGTTCTCATCGAGCAAGCAGCAGGCGAGGATGCCCTCCTCTGCTTCTATGGGGTGGTTCACCCTCCCTTGGATTTGAGGTGTGCGATGCGAGCAGTGGCCCAGCGTTCCGCCCTGCGTCGGGTCTTGTCGCTGGCGTAGTCGTATCCCTCAAGTTCTTGGCGCAAGTTCTTAACTTCGCTCACCGTGTCAGCCCGCTTGATGCGGTCAACGATTCCGTAGCTCATTGTTCTTTTTCCTGTAGTGCTGCTATGACTTTGAACAGAGTCAGCAGATCCTCGGTCCTGAGAATGCTGATCCATTCGCGTCTGTTTGGTCTGTGGTGGACAACCGGCATCTTCATGCTGCCAGCGTCCCTGATCGCCTGATCGAGAGAGCCCCATAGGTCAAGCCTCTCAACCCGCTTCACCTCATGGTGAATGTGGGGCAAAAAAGTGCATTTGACATCAGGCGAGTCAAAGCCTCCCGCGTGTTGGCAGCCCCGCTCTGCGGGGAAGCCGTGATCTGTAAGGAACTCGGCGAACTCACGCTCGCCCCGCGCCCCTTTGTCCCGTGATCTCTTGCCGCTCATATCTGCTCAATCCATTCAATCTCGCATTTGTCGCAGCAAAACATGAGGCAGATGACAAGCTCGGTTCGCTCCCGGTTCCAATACTCCTCCTCGCCAAGGAATTCGATGCTCTCGCTGCCGCATGAAATGCAGCCCCATTGGTCTTGGTAGTCGGAGTCGCGGACCCCTGGCGGAAGGTTGTTCATCGCTTCTTGCCTTTTACTTGAATTGTCTTTCGCCTGTGCCACCCGCAGGGCCTGTATGTATCGGCCTGACTAATACACATTTGAGTGTAAACGCTGTGTCGCAGATTAACCATGTGAGCCAAACGACCAGCACAAACAGGGCATACGCCGTCAAGAGCAGGAAGCTCAGTGCCCACCCGCCAATCCTTGAAAATGTCAAAAACATGATCGGGGGTGGGCACAGGCTATGGGTTTAGATCAGAAGGGACATCCGGGGACATCCGAGTCATCGATGCGGTTGTCTCGCGGCATCCCGCCCTGCTGACCGCCGCCCTGCTGCACCCCGTCTCGGTTCACAAACTTTGCATTCCCGAGTATGGGGCCTCGTTCGCCGCGCTCTCGCGCCTCCTTGCCTATGTCCTGTACGACCATAAAGTCATTTCCATACTGGTCCGTACCTTCCCGGTTCTCAAGAAGGGTGATGTCGAGGTAGGTTCCTTTACTCCCCTTGAACAAGGCGTTCTTGTCGATTTTGGTTACGTCAACTTTGAGTCTGATGATCATGGGTTCTCTTTCTGTTTGTTGTTGGGTTGAAATTGTGCCCCGCTTTTATGCGACTACGGGGCGGGCGAATGAAGTAACAAGCCAGTTGTCTCTGGCCGTCGCGATACCCTGCCCGTTAATAGGGCAAAAGCTTTTCAGCTACTTGTTCAGTTACAATTACGTCCTGGCGC